GTGCGCCATCGGGTACGGAGATGGCGTTGCGGAATCCTGCGACCTCCAGAGCGAGGGCGTCCATCTCTCCCTCGACGATGATGGTCATGTCATCGTTGATGTCGTCGTACTTGTAGACGATCTTCTCTGCGCCGGCGACCTGGCGGAAGTTCTTGTTGTTGTCTCGGTACTTGATGTTGACGATCTCGCCGCCCTTGAAATAGGGGTATGCGATCGCTGTGACTTCGTCCTCGATCTGGGGCATGTACACCCGCTCGAGAGCGATGCGGTTGCGAATCAACACTTCTGTTGTGATTCCCCGCTTGTGGAAGAAGGCGGCGGCTCCGTCACTCAGAGCGGCGGGGCGGAATTCAGGGCGGGGATAGACCCGTCTGGCCGGCGGTGCCGAGCGATTGATGACCCCTGTACCGAGGCCACCTGACCACCCACAGTGGTGGCAGTGCCACACGCCCTTCTCTGTGTTCACGTTCAGGCACGGATAGCTCTTCTTCTTCCGTGTGTGTGAGCACTGTGGGCAGGTGGTCTTGACCTCTTCGCCGGACTTGCCGTGCAGGTCAATCCCATAGTCAGAAAAATTTTTCATGAGCTCCTACGTACATCTTTGTAGCTACGTGTGTACTTAACGAGTAAGTATGTAGTTACAGGTTGTTTGTTGTGGTCTAGACCAGTCGATATTGTTTTCATACCATCTGGTCCAGCGTTCATCAGTACACACCTGGCACTGACGGCCTTCATTATCCCTGACCAAAATCCATTTTCTATTAGGGAAATCCCTAATTACCTTTGGATATTCATACAAATACAATTCACTCCACTGCAATACATCGAATCAGCTGTATTACGGCAAGAAATCTATCATCAACCCACTCTCAGGAGCACCATGCAAAAGATTGCATCAGCCTTGGTCAAGGCGCAGAAGGGATTCGGCGCCGCCCTCAAGACCTCTAGCAACCCCCACTTCAAGAGCCGCTACGCAGACCTCGCCGCCTGTGTCGAGGCCGTGATCGACAGCCTCAACGACAACGGTGTGGCGCTGATCCAGCAGACCCACGAATGCGAGAGCGGCGTGATCGTGGAGACCACGTTCATCCACGAATCTGGCGAGACCTTCAGCGCCGGCAAGCTGCACGTTCCCGCATCCAAGCAGGACGCCCAGGGCTATGGCTCTGCCCTGACCTATGCCCGTCGCTATTCGTTGATGGCGGCCTGTGGCATCGCTCCCGAAGATGACGATGGCAATGCCGCCACCGCATCACCCCCCGGCAAACGTGCTGAGCCCGTCAAGAAGATCGGCGCAGGGGAGCTCGAGACCATCACCAACCTGGCCGCACAGGCTGGCGTCGAGTTGTCTGCCATCGCCAAGGCGTATGGCTTGCAAAGCATCAACGATCTTCCGCTTGCGAAGACCGCTGAAGTCGTGGCGCGTCTTCAACAGAAGGCCGCTGAATCCACCAATAAGTAAGGAACCACCAACATGTCCGCAACCTACAACAACCAAATCGAAATCGTCATCTTTGACAACAACCGTCGCACCAACGACAAGGCTCCCGTTCAGACCGGCACAGTGACCTTCCCTGACGGCACCAAGTACCAGGTCGCCCTGTGGGATCGCGTGAGCAAGAACGGCAACCCGTTCCGTAGCGGCACGTTGAAGCTCGATGACGGCACGTACAGCAAGGGCGGTGGCCGTGGTGGTAACGGCGGTGCAGTCAAGGTGGACTTCTGATGAATCTGACGAACATCCACGGTCTGCCTGACGCGTTGGTGAACGCCATCAAGAACGACCCGTATACGGGTGGTGGCGACATCAGCGTGACCAAGCTGATCGACTCACCGCAGGTGCGTGTTCTTCGCAAGAAGTACGCGAGCCTGGTGGTCGAGGACGTGAGCGATCGGATCTGGGCGCTGATGGGTCAGGCCGTCCATACCGTGCTCGAGCGAGCTGGCACCAGCGCCCTGGTCGAAGAGCGTTTGTACGCCACAGTCGATGGGTGGAGCGTCAGCGGTCAGTTCGACCGACTGCACCTCCAGGACGCCGTCCTCCAGGACTGGAAAGTGTGCTCGGTCTACAAGGCCAAGGGCGACATTGCCTGGGAGCGACAGCTCAATTGCTTGCGTTGGCTTGCTCACAAGAATGGTTATGACGTCAATCGCTTGCAGGTGATTGCGATCTTCCGTGACTGGAAGCCAAGCGAGGCCAAGCGAAACCCTGATTACCCTCAGCGGAACGTGGCGATTATTGAGGTTCCCGTATGGGATCTCGATGCGGCGGAAGCGTATGTGCGTCAGCGGGTCATTCTTCACAAGAGCGCCGATGTCCAGGACACTTCGGATCACTCCGTTGAATGCACAGAAGAAGAACGCTGGTACTCAGGCACCTCTTACGCCCTGATGAAAGAGGGCGGCAAACGCGCAAAGAGGGTCGTGTTCATGAAGGAGGAGCTCGGGGAGATCCCTGACGGCCACTACGTCGAGGAGCGACCTGGCGTGAACCGCAGATGCGAAGGCTATTGCGAAGTGGCCCCGTTCTGCACCCAGTACCAGCGCATCAAACAACAACAAGCAGACCCAACGGAGATCGCAAATGATGTCGATTTTTGATGCCGCCGAATATCTCGGCGTCTCTGTCTTCTCTCTTCGCAAACTTGCGCGTGAGAAGAAAATCCCCGCCGGCAAAGTCGGTCGGCAGTGGCGTTTCAAGCAGGAGGATCTGGACAAGTTCCTCAAGCAGCAATACGGAGAGGAACATGTCTGATTCAATCACCGCAACACTGACAGAGCGAGGTGCTCGGTATGGTCTGTTCAAGGACCACGCCGAGATCTCGCAGACGCTCAAGTCCACCATCAAGTCGTACATGATGGAGAAGTGGAACGAGCTCGAGGACGACCAGCGTGAAGCGCTGGAGATGATCTGTCACAAGATCGCTCGCATTGCCAACGGCGACCCTAACTACGCCGACTCATGGGTGGACATCGCTGGCTATTCCAAGCTTGTGGCTGACCGCCTGGAGGGCAAAGCACGATGAGCGTCATCAACGCCGACCTCGCACGGCAGGGCGCAGAGACCGGCATGTTGCTGGCCGCTTCACACGCTGACCGAACCATCGAGAACTGGAGCGACCAGGCGACCGTCCTGTTCAAGCTCTACGCCAAGATGCACCCCGATGGCTTCATGACTGAAGACGTCAGGGTCTGGGTCGACAAGTTCGGCTTCCCACACGCGCCTGATCAGAGGGCATGGGGCGTCGTCGCCACCAGACTTTCTCGTCAGGGCTACATCAACTCCGCCGGCTATGGCAGACAACGCTCTGCCAACTGCCATCGCGCACCTAAAACCATTTGGAAACTTGCATGAACATCACTCTCACTTTCACCATCGAACAACTCAACGTCATCCTGCGCCACCTGGATCAAGGCAAGCACAGCGAAGTGCGCCAGCTGATGGACCTGATCATCACGGAAGCCAACGCTCAGACCCAAGCCGCGCAACAGGCTCAGCAAGTCGCCGCCGAAGAAGCCGCCGCTGCGGAGGGCGAATGACCAACTACCAACGCACTGCCGCCTGGCTGAAGGCGTGTGGCAAGGAACCTGGCCCAGCGAACCTGTCGGTTCAGGTCGGGTGCCACATCGAGGAGTTCATCGAGTTCCTCCACACCGTCGAGATCAAGGGGAAAACCCTACCTCTTGAGGTGATCGCCGCCGCTGTCCATGTTCTGGATGACTTCGCCGCAGACCTGAAGAAGGGTGACGCCGAGGTTCGCATCAGCGACGACGAGCGTGAGCAAGCCCTCGATGCTCTGTGCGATCTGGAAGTGACGCTCAACGGTGTCGCTTACATCGCTGGCTTCGACAAGGATGCGGCCGACCAGGCCGTGCTTGCATCGAACGACGCCAAGCTGGTTGACGGCAAGCCCGTCATCAAAGAGGGCGGCAAGATCGGCAAGCCAGAGGGTTGGGTTGCTCCTGATCTGGCGGCGTACGTATGAACCAGGAGGAGGTCTGGGCCGACGAGCTCCGTGAGTGCCGCAAGCGCTTCGTTGCTCGCGTGAAGCAAGCCCTGTACATCACTTCGCCCACTCGTCGGTACGAGCTGTACCAACAGTGGCGCAAAGAGATCGGGGACATTGCGGCGCGTGAGACGGCGAAGTTCACGGAGGCGGTGCGAGCCGGTCGGGTCTCCCTCAAGAAGATCGAGGACATGATATGAGCAACGTAATGAAGGGGATTGCCACCCTGGTCGGAGGTCTGCTGGTGTTCGCCGCAAGCTGGATGGTCATTGGCTTTCTGGCAAGGGCGGTGCAGACGTTCTTTTGCTGGGGGTACGGCTGTTGAACATCGCAGAAAAGGACCAGCTCGAGCGGCTGAAGGAACAGCTCGAAGCGCAGATCAACAAGGTGCCTCCTCGCGTGGCCAACGGAAGCATCCAGGAAACAAGAGAGTGGCTGAGCATGAGAGACGAAGCAAAGAAGATGTTGCGTAAAAGCGACATCAACGCAGGCCAGATCCTCTCGATGATCAGCCGATTGCAGTAAGGAAGCAGATGGAAGACAACAACAAAGTCGTAGCCGATCGCTACGAGTACACCGCCTACAAGTGGGGCCAGATCATCTTCGTGCCCCACTACCGCAACTCCACGGCCTACGTCGGTCCAGGCTATCCCGAGCTCGCACCCAAACTGTGGGAAGAGCGTGAGCTCCTGGCCGTTGGCGCACGGCCCATCAAGCTGATGCTGTGGGCTCGCCCACGATTCAGCTTCGACAAAGCGGCATAAGTTTTGGGGGAAAGGGAAGGCGCATGCGCTGGTCTGCTGTCGGGGGCCTGAGTCATCGGGCTCCACGCTCCGGAGCCGACACACTAGACCAGACTTCCTGAGTACCCCACCCCCCCAACCCATTGAAAAAATCCGTCACGGAGCGTACCTTAGTGGTGCGGTCTGCGGCGGGTAGAGGAGCTTTTGGCATGTCTATCTACCTCCGTGGCAGTACGTACTGGTACAGCTTCATGGTGAAACGCAAGTCGTACCGGGGCAGTTGCAAGACCAGCGATCCGAAGCAAGCGCAGGAGTATCACGATCGGTTGAAGGCAGAAGCGTGGCGTGGCCGTCTGCTCAACGACAAGCCCCGTTACAAACTGTCCGAAGCGATCGAGCGGTACGTCAAAGACAACGGTGATAAGAAGTCGATTCGGGATGACATCCGATCGGCCAACTGGTGGAACGAGCAGTTCGCCTCCGCCAAGATCACGTTCATTGACGAGCTCACCGCCGAGCAGATCCGCGACATTCGAGATGACGAGCTCGGTCGGCCTGGCAAGAAGGGTCCGATCAAGCCGGCAACCGTGGATCGCAAGCTCGCCTTCCTGCGCTCGGTTCTGAGGGCTGCGAAGCTGAAGTGGGAGTGGGTCGAAGACGTCCCCTTCGTGGAGCTGTACAACGAAGAGGAAGAGCGGGAGCGGTACCTCGAGCCTCATGAGGTCGAGCGGTTGGTGAAAGCCCTGCCTGAACCGTTCAACTACATGGCGCTCCTGGCCGTCGCAACCGGCCTGAGACAGGGCAACGTCTTCCAGCTGAAGTGGTCAGAGGTCAACCTGGTCGGGCGCTACATCAGGCTCCCAGGCGTTCGGATGAAGAACGGCAACCCGTTCTCCGTGGCACTGAACGAGACCGCCATGACGGTGATCCGCGCCCAGATCGGGAAACACACCGAGTACGTGTTCCCGAAGGAAGATGGGACGCCGCACATGTGGCTCCCGTCCGACATGTGGAAGAAGGTGTTGCAGGATGCTGGGCTGGAGAACGTCAGGTGGCACGATCTGCGTCACACCTGGGCCAGCCTGATGCGCCAGTCAGGTGTTGCGCTGGCGGATCTGCAAGAGATGGGTGGGTGGAAGAGCGAGCGGATGGTGCAGCGTTATGCCCATCTGGACGTCTCTCACCTGCACCAGAAGGCTGCGGTCATGGACCGAGTTTTGTCGCCAAAGCCCGACGGTGTACGTTATTTGCACAGCGTCTGAAACGAAAAGAGCCTGACCGCAGTCAAGCTCTTGATTTGTTTGGCTCCCCGAAGAGGGCTCGAACCTCTGACCTGCGGATTAACAGGGGGCGATTGGTAGTTGCGCTCTGTGGTGGTACGTTGTAAAGCGTTGTTTAATAAACTGAGCCCGTTTGCAGACCGCCCTTAATACACGCTCAGCAACGTACCTACCACTGTACGTTTTTCGCACACCTATCCGTAAGGAAATTCTACTTGGTCTTCCCTGCCCTCATATTGTCAACGAGGTTCGGATAGGGACGGCCAGCCTTCTTGGCCATCTGCTTGGCCTTGGCCTTCTGCTCTGTGGTGAGCGGCTTGCTCTTGCTCTTGGGGTTGGGGGTATCCCACACAGGTTTCTTCATCGTCTTTCCTTTCAGTCTGCGTATAGCTTGCCACGGAAGTATGCCCTGCCGTCCTCACGCACGGCGCAGAACTCCGGATACAACAGCATCCCATCGCGCCAGGTGAGCACCGCAAAACCAGACTGCCAGTTCATGCCAGGCTTGCCGATGCGGTAGTCGAACTCCTCCTGAAACTCGTCGGCCAGCATCCCCGTCTTGATCCCGTAGTGCAGCTCCTTGAAGCCCTTGTGGGCCTTGCAGGACAGCTCATGGGTGTGACCAGTGACCGTGTGGCATCCGCCCTTCAGGACGTCGTTCCAGCCGCTGTGGAGGCCGCTGTGCCAGTCATGGAGGATCACCGTATCGTCGTTGACGTCGATGCGATCTGAATCCGCCCAAAACGGCAGGTGGTCACGGAGCAGGAAGCCGCCGATCCCCTCGTACTCCGGCACCTGGTTGGCCAGGCGGGACTCGAAACGAGCGCAGTGGTTGCCGTAGGTACGGAGCAGTCGGGTGCCAGGCTTGACGATCTTCTCGATCTCACCCAGGCGAGCGACCACGGCCTCGAGCTCGTCCTTCACGGTGGGTCGCTTCTGCCAGCGGATACGGGGGTGACGGCTGATCGCCCCGCCATCGAGGATGTCGCCGTTCAAAACGACTGCTTTGACCTCGGAGCCCAGATCTGCGATCAGATTGCACATGGCTTTGTGTGCAACGGGGATGTGGCCAGGGGAGTAGTGGCAATCGGAGGCAACGATGATGATGCCGTCCTGGATCTCGAGGCGGTTGGTGTCACGCCTGGATGACATGACGATCTTGGCGACTTCTGGGTCATGCCTGTTGCAACC